CGTTACACATTCCATAACATCCAATGCGTAATTCTTTGTGTTCAAATCGTCAAACCAAATCTTTTCACCGGATTTCGTATAAACTACTGCACCATGAATCGGTTCATACAAAGAATCCAAAATGTTCGGGCATGGAGCGGTAGTCCAAAATTCAGCCACCAACTTACCATTTATTGAGATTACTTTGTATGTGGTTGATTCCACAGCACCACAAGGATAGTTAGCCGGTTCTACAGCATAGTTTCGTGCCACAAAGAGATTTCTCAAATGTAGCATTGGTGTATCAGTTCGTAACATCATACAATACCCCATTTATTCATAAACAAATTAAACTTGCGTTCAAAAACTACAACGAGCATTTCTGCTTCTTCAACATTTGCGAACATTTGATACAGCATACAACCATACCAAGTTCTACGAGGTCTAGCCAAAGCCAACGCATTTTTCCAAGAATTCATTAACGCATTACCTTCTTCAAAAACTCGCACAGCTTTATGTTTCTTTGAGTCTTGTACAAATTCTTCAATCTTGATGATTTTCTCACCGAGTGTGGCAATAATATCCATTCCCTTTAAATTGATTTCGTCTTTAAACGGATTTACATATTCATATTCATTAAACATATTACCACCTAATCCAATTTGCCATTCGGCTTATTTACACCACGAATAAGTTCAACTGGGAGCTTGTTGCTAACAAATTCATAAACAGAACCATAGTTCGGAATGTATTCGCCTTCTCGGCGTTCAAGATAATCACGCAAAATCCTGGTGCGATGATTTTCTTTGAGTGAACGTCCAATAAAAGCACCGTGGTCAAATTCAATTACAAAAATTTCATCACGCAATTCGTCTGTTAACCGACCCATTGGGTCAACATACTGAAATTTGATGTAATCACCTTCAAACAGTTCAATATCATTTCGGTCAGTGAGTGTAGTAGAAAATAAATTAGTCATTTGTTACCTCTTGTTTTATTGTTTACATATTAAATATAGATAAAAAATGCTCAGTTGTCAATAGGAAATATAAAGTTTTATGTAAAATTTTGTTTACATAAATACTATATAAAATCATTAAATGAGGTTAAAATGAATTTAAATGAAGCCAAACAATATCTTAATAATAGAGGATATATTTTAGTTGAAAACATTATTAGTGGTTCCTTTGAACACGAATATGAAATTGAACCAACAATAGACGGCTCAGATTATTATATCTTATATTCTGCTGAAATTAACTATGAAGTATATGGTGCTGAACGAGATGTAGGCGTTGGTGAAGATTTCAAGTTTTCATTAAATGGAGAGCCAACAATTATATTGGTACAAAAAGATTTAAACAAAAATCATTATGATACTACAGTATTTGATGATGGAAATGTTGAAAAATTTATGCAAACTGATATCGGTAAAACTTGTATGAAATATGTTTTAGCTGATATTAATAAGAAAATTAAAGAAGGTGATTTTGCAGACGAAATGGACGCAGAACAAGAAAGATTATACGGCGAAGAATAAATTAATGACTAAGATAGACTACTAGGTAACATTTAATTTAGAGGTAGAACTTTTCTACCTCTTTTTATTTCTATAAATATAGTATGAATTTTAACGATTATTTAGCAGATTTAGACGAAGCACTAAAAGTCAAATATGTAGTTCGTAAGAACAAGAAGGTCAAGAAATGGAAGACCGACAAAAAGGGCTATCGTGTAGAATATGACGAAAACGGAAAACCCCGAGAAGTTCGTATGAAAGCTGCTGAAAAAAGAAAAAGAAGATTGGGTCAAAGAAAGGGTAAAATAAAACGCCAGGCCAAAATAAATCTAATCAAAATGAAACAAAAGAAATCTTTTGTTGCCCGTAAGAATATGGGTATTGCTTATAATAAGAAAAACCCAGATATAAACTACAACAGAAAACCCTATGAACCAGTAAAAACCCCATTCAAAACAAAGGATAAATTACTCTCACCAAGTTTCACAGAAAATTTTCAAGATTACATAAATGAAAGTTTATTACTAGAATGGCCTGAAAATGTAATTTGGCATGATGATACAAAAGGTATTGAAGTAGGTTGGGACTGGTGTAGTGAAACTACTCCCGAAGATGGTGGTTGGTTAGCACAATTAGTTACTTTGTTTAAATATGGTACATTGAAAACTTTGCGTGATGATAGAAATGAACCTTGTAATGATGATGGATTTATTCAGCAACCATATTTACATTTTGATAAACCACAAGTAGAAGATATAGCAGATAATTTAATGATAGATTGGACTTTCTTACAGATGGCTAATCACGATTTGAAGCTCATTAAAGACGAGAAATTATTAAAAGATTTACAAGAATATGTTCCCGAAAGACTATGGAACAAAATTGTAAATTATAAATAAGGATATAGTGAGGTTATTATTTTATGAATTTAGGTTTTCTTAATCCATTCAGTGATAAATTCCTACAACCGGAACCAGAACATCAAATGCAGCGTCAGGCCGATGCCGCATTAAATTCATTTGGTAAAAGTGAAGATGCAGTAGACTGGAGACGATTAACACATGGCTATCTTAATGGTTATGTGGAAGGTCAAGATGTTTATGATTCTTCAGGAATTTTGTTTGAACAAGTTTTCAATTCTAAAAGACAAAGAATTAACTGGTATCGTAATCTAGCATTATATCCATTCGTTAGAAAATGTTTGACTATGATGGCCGACGAAGCATGTTGCGAAAATGCTTTGGGTGAAGTAGCAGTATTTGATATTGACAGAAGTGTTAAATCCAAATTCACTGAAACAGAGTTAATGACTTTGCGTGATGAATTTAACTACATTATTAACCAGGTATTTGGTAAAGAACAGTTGTGGTATTACTATTATAAATGGTTGGTTGATGCCGAGTTGTTCCTAGAAATTTGTTTGAATACCGAAGGTGATAGAGTTGCTGGCGTTAAATGTTTGCCACCATACTGCACAATGTGTGTTTATGACGATGGTATATTACACGGGTTCATAGAAGATGTTAAGTTATTGAACCCTGACTACGATGAAGATGCCAAAACATTTACCACAAACCAAATTGCTTATGCTAACTATGGGTTCTGGGGAAATAACAAGAATGATATACGCGGTCACTTGGAACCAGCCATTAGACCAATTAACCAATTAAGAGCCATTGAAGATGCTCTAACAGTATATCGTATCACCCGTGCCCCTGAAAAGAGAATTTTCAAGATATACACAGGTAAATTACCAACCTCTAAGGTTCCTGAGTATATGCAGGAAATTCGTTCCAAATACAGAAAACAATTAACTATTGACCCTGTAACTGGTATGATACAAAGTAATAACAATGTTCAGGCTTTCGTAGAAGACTTCTGGCTATCACAAGATGCTGATGGTCAGGGTTCTAGTGTTGAATCATTCAAGGGTTCTACCGAATTTAATGGTCAGTTGGACGATGTTAAAATGTTCCGTGAACAAGTTGCTGACGCATTGATGGTACCTCCTTCTAGATGGCAATCTGCTGAAGGTGGTGGTTCACCATATTCACAGGGTGTAGAAGGCTTAACATTGGAAGAAGCTTCTTTCCAAAAACTCAATAAGAGATTGAGAAGAAAGTTTGCCGATATTATCTACCAGGTCTTTATGGTACATTTACAGGTTCGTGGATATGATAGTAAGTATCTTGATAAAACCATTTACCATATTGATTTGATTCCAGCTACCGACTTTGAACTCATGCGTGCTTTATCAATGTGTGAAAAGAGAGGTGGTGTAGTTGGTTCATTCTCACAATTCTTACCAACATTGAACAATGTTAAACCTGGTTCCGAAGAAGCTCCACCATTGTTCTCTCGTCAATTCTTCCTAGAAGATATTTTGGGCTTAACTAGCGAACAACGCATTAGAAATGACCGCTTAATTGAAGAAGAAGCTCAATCTATTATGGCAAAAGCTGACGCAGCTAAAGAAGAAGGTGGCAGTGAAGAAGAAGGTGAAGATGAAGATTTAGGATTCTAAATTTACACACTATAATATAATAATCAATGGTGGTTTCTGTAATGAAGCCACCATTTTTTATAAATACATTATAATGGGAGATAAATTTATGGAAGTAGTAATGACAAAAACAGCTCCAGCAGATTTCTTAACATTTTTAGCAAGCTCACAAAATAATGAAGTAGAAAAACTCTATTCTTTTGCAGTTGATTCTCTCGTATTTGCCGATAAAATTAACATTTATCATTGGCAGTGCGAAAGTGGTTTCCAACATACTCAATTTGAAGCACTCTATGATGTTATTCGTGATTTTGGTGATAAACTTGTAGAAACAGTTCTTTCTATGGGTATTCCATTCAAAATGACCAGCAAAACATATAACATAAATGACGAATTATTTGATTTGAATGGTGCTTTAATCAAGATAGAAGCATTTAGAGATGAATTGGAAAATCTAAAAAGAGCATATAGCACTAAAATTAGTCTTGAAAATTTGTTTGGTGATACCATTGAACAAATTGATAAAATCGTTGGTTTGTTAAAGAACTTCAAGTAATGGGGTGAAATTATGAATTTTAATGATTACATTAAGCAAGAATTTAAAAAGGTAACACCTGTTATCAATGAAAACATGGCTGAAGCAGGTGATACTGATGCTTTTGAAGGTTCTCAATGGATGGGCCCTCACCATCACAAGTATGTAATTTGGGATAATCAAACTGGTTATGGATATACCGGTGATGTTCTTATGGATAACCCAGACCATAAAGAAGGTTTAGCACCTTGTTGTGACCACATCCATTTGATTATGAATTGGGAAGTATTGCCATTGGGTGATATGCACTCACACAAATTATTGAAACCTGAACAAGTAGCAGTAGATACAGATATTGGTAGTGTTCCTCGTCAAGAAGTTGGCGTACTCCCTTATGTTCGCCCAAATTCTGCCCCTATTAAAAACCAATAACTAGCCTAAGTTCATAAATACAATAAGAGAAAATTTAGGAGAAATTAAATATGTCAATGAGTAACAACATGTCTGTATTCACTACTAGCATTAAGAACCTACCTGATTTGGCAAAGAACTATCTTTACCAGATCATATTTGAATATGAAAGTGGTTCTGTTTTGGCTAATGTGATTGGAACAGACGATTTTATGCTTCGTGCTAAAACCGCTTCTATTCCACAGAAAGATTTTGGTGATTTGAGTACTGAATATATGGGAACTAAACTTGTATATCCTGGTAAGGCTACAATGGCTAACACATTTGATGTAACATTTGACGAATTCCAGGATATGTACATTTCTAAGGCATTACATAGATGGCAAAACTTGCTATTCAATGGTGGTTTCCAAAACGATATTGATGTTGGTGGTATCACTGGTGGTGCTTCTTCAAACTATCTTAAAGATTATTGTGCTACAGTTCGTGTAGTTCTTTATGATTCTGCTTTGAAGAGTAAACTACCTGTTGAATATAAGTTCTATTATGTTTGGCCGAAGACTGTTGCTTCTGTATCTTTGGGTATGGAATCAGCTGAAAAGGTACAACGCCAGGTAACATTCCAATACTCTACATTTGAATTGGTCGCTACAGGCGAATAATCACATCAGTTTATACAACATAAATAAGAGAACTCGTATGGGTTCTCTTTTTTTAAAGTGAGAAAAATTAGCCCAAAATTTTCATAAATACATAGTGTATAACACAAAATAGTTCATTAGTAAATTGGAGGAAAACCAAAATGGATAAAATTCTTGAAAAACTTGCTGGTGTTTTGACTGCGGAAGATTTACAGGAAATCAAAGAATCCTTTGAATCAGCCGTAGAAGAAAGACTAAAAGTAAAATTAGAAGAAGAAAAACAAGCCATCGCCAAGAAAGCTGATGAATTTTGTAATCAAAGAATCAAGGAAGAAGTTGAAAAGAAGACTTTGGAATTGGAAAATCTCGCAAATCAGTATTGTGAAGAACGCTGTGCCAAGATTACCGAAAAGGCACAAGAAAAACTTGATACCCAATGTAAGAAATTGGAAGAAGCTGCTGAACAATACATTTACGAATACTTTGATGAAAAATTCACAGAAAAGTATGGCAAGGAACTTGAGGCTCTTGAAGAAAAAGTTATTACTGGTTTAGATAAGTATTTGGAATACAACATCGCTGAAAAGATTAGTGATAAACTCATTAATAAGACAGCTATGACTGAAACATACGCTCCAATCATTGAAGGTATTCAACACCTCTTTGAAGAACAGTATGTTCCAATGGATTTGACCGGTTCAAAGAAATTGCGTGAAGCAAAAGCTGAAAACGCAGAATTGGAAAAATCTTTGAAGAAACAACTTGCTGAAAATATGCGTCTAATTGACCTTGTTGAAGATTCCACAAAGAAGGCTACTATTGCTGAAAAGACCTATGGACTTGATGCTACACAGAAGGCTAGAGTACAGAAATTCTTTGAAAGCAAATCACTCAGTGAAACAAAGAAAGACATTGATGACTATGTTGAAATGATTACTGAACAATCTATCAATATGCGTAACAATCGTGCTAATTTGTTTGAAAAGAAATCTCGTCCAGTTTCTCGCTCTGCTAAAACAGAACAAGTTATTGAACAAGATAATACTATTATGGAAAAATACAAGAAATCCACACCATCTAACCGTTTCCTAGACGAAGCTGCTAGATATATGGAAGAAAATTAGTAACAAATTCACAGACAAAAAAATTATAAATACAATATATAAACAAAAACTCATTTATATAGGAGAATCAAAATGAATACAATTAAAAACACATTGGTAGAAAACTTGGCTACTCAGGGTCAAGAACGTCTATCAATCGCATCTATCAAAGATAAGTATATTCGTGAAAACATGAAGAAGCTTATGGAAAACCAGATCCGTCAGGATGTTGGAACCGCTTTGAACGAAGACTTCACAATGGGTGTAGGTGCTCCACTTGGTGCTGACCAGGGTATCCCTCATGGTGGTGATGCAAAGGCCGTCTTTGCTCCAATTTCTTTGGCACTCGTCCGCCGTGTATTCCCACAGTTGTTTGCTAACGTACTCGTTGGTGTTCAGCCTCTTTCCGGCCCTGTTGGTTTGGCTTTCGCCCTTCGTTATGTTTACAAAGACGCTGCAAATCCTGAAAAATTGGTTGAAGCTGCTTGGAAGGCTGTTCCTGAATATTCAGGCTTCTCTGGCTCTACCGCAAACACAAGTGGTGCTCCAGATGCTGGTACTGGTGTAGATACCCAGTCTGCCGAAGCTTGGAAGATTACTGGTGATTACGATGAAGTTCAGACACACAATGACTTCAAGACTGGTTTGCGTGGTAAGATTCCTGAACTTGGTTTGATGTTCTCTCGTCAGTCCATCGTTGCCAAGACTCGTAAACTTGCTGCTTCCTTCTCTCTTGAATCTGCTGAAGATATTAAGAGAATGCAGGGTGTAGAAATGATGCAAGAAATGGTTAATGTTCTTCAGTACGAAATGACTGCTGAAATTGACCGTGAAACAATCGCTCGTTGTAAGAGTATCACAAAACCAATCATTTGTACCGCTGGCAAGGCTACCGATGTAGAAGATGGTTGGGTTGGCCGTTGGTCTCAGGAAAGATACTCTCGTATCGTAGGTATCATTGTTAAGACTGCTAACGATATTGCTACAGCTACTCGCCGTGCTGCTGCTAACATCGCTGTAGTTTCTCCAGATATGGCTTCTGTCCTTCAGCAAGCTGCTCCATTCTTCAACAAAGTAACTGGTGAAGTTAATGGTTCTACAGCAACACCTGAAATTGGTACATTGAATGGCTCTATCAAGGTCTACCGTGATAACTATGCTGTAAACGCTTTCACTGGTGTTGACAATGGTGAAGTTCTTCTTGCCTATAAGGGTACCGGTGTTTCCGACTGTGGTGTAGTATTCTGCCCATACGTCACTGGTGTTGTAAACCAGGCTATTGACCCTAACGACTTCTCACCTCGTGTTGGTGTAATGAGCCGTTATGCTTTCGCCAATAACATGCTTGGTGCTGACAACTATTACAGATTGTTGAAGTTTGATACTGGTGCAATCTGGGCTAAAGCTGGCGAAGGTTTCACATTCTAATTTAAACTGGAAGATATTAACAATTTAAATTTTATAGGAGAAAAGAATAATGAAATTCGCAACAAGTAATGGCAACGATTTGTACCAAATTGGTAATGACTATCCACAGGGTCCAATTTCTGCATACTTTGAAACATCATCTTATCACGATGGTATCTACACAGAAATTAAGAAAGACCTAGTTTGGGATATTTCCGGTAAAGATGGATTTGATAATACATTCTTTGACTTGAAGAATCCTGAAGGCTTGAATAAGAGAATCCTCAACATTCCACAAGATAAGTGGGATGATGTAACTACTGCTGATGTCCTTGGTGAAGTTTCCGCTGTATCCGGCGAAAAGATCTTCTCTAATGACTATGCTTCTGCTGAATTGAGTGCTTTCCCAAAAGCCTAATCAATAGTTAGTACAAACGAAATTACAAACGGTACCTTAATTGGTACCGTTTGTTTTTTGCATATATAAATACAATAAATTAACATTTACAGTGAGGTGAATTATGCAGTCAAAGAAAATAGAAGATACAAACTTGCCACAACAAGGTGGTGATATGGCTCAAATTGCTATGGTATTAGCCAAACAACAACAGGATAATATGATAGTATTGAACAAAGATTTGTTGCCATCAAAGGGTAAATTCTATCCACAAGATTTGCGTGTTAAGAAACTATCTACTATTGATATTAAGAACTTATCTACATTAACTGCTGATACATTGGATGGTACAATGAATAGTATTATCGCACACAATGTAAAGGGAATAAATGTAAACGATATTTTGGTTGGTGATAAGTTTTGGTTCGTTTTCTATTTGAGAAACTTGACCTATAACGATTACCCATACAATATCAAGTATAAGTGTGATAATTGTAACAAGTATTCCATTTACAAAATGCAGCAGAAAGATGTATTAGTAAACTATTTGAAGGACGATTTCAATCCTGAATTTACAATGGATAATGAAGATAAAATTGAGATTTCATTCCCAACTATCGGTACTGAAGTTCAATGTAATCAGATTTTGAAAGAACCTGAGAAGTATACAATAGATGGTGTTATTGACGAACAGATACTCAATATCGCTTGCTACATTAACACAATCAATGGTTCTAAAGTATCACTAATGAAGGCTTATGATTATGTTTGTAATCTTGATGCTCTCTCATTCACCAATTTCGGTAATTATATGGCTGAAATTGATTTCGGTGTAAAACCATACATTGAAATTGAATGTGAATGTAAGAATAAGATTACTGTTCCAGTCTCATTATCACCAGAATACTTTATGCCAAAGATTACCAATCCAAATAAATAATATATGAATAAGAATTACACACGAATTACATATCAGCAAATGCTGGAAGATTTCACAACGAGAATGAAGAATGACCCTCGTTTTAGAAACATGTCTTCAGCTAGCATTTATAATTTGTTCATAGAAATGCTTACCGCTACTATGGATATGACTAACTATTATATGGAAAGAACTGCCGAAGAAGCATTTATTGACACTGCTAAATTAGATAGTAGTGTTATTAAGCACGGTAAGAATTTGGGTTACAATCCAATTCGTAATACTCCAGCAGAAGCGGAAATTGCGGTTGTAATTCGTGGACCTCTACCAGCATCCATTCCTGATACTGGTGCTACAATCTATTTCCCACAAGAAGAAATGGAACTAACTTATAATGGTAAGAAGTATATTCTAATTACAGATTATTCTTACACACTAACCAAAGAAGATATGGAAGCAGGTAGAAGTTCTACTTGGTCTAAAACATTGTATTTCTCTAAACCAGCAGATTCTGTTAATTACATTGAAATCTCAGGTGAAAAGTTATTCAATGATGCTACATTGACCCCAATTAGAGTATTCCAAGGTGAAAAGAAACTTGAAACTATCTATGGTGTAAACAATACATCAAGATTAGGTAAATCATACCAGTTCTATGATATTGATAATATCAAATTCTCTAACTGGTATGGTCGCCGTGACCCTAATGGTTGGTATAAAGATACATTTAAGAAGAAAAACTCCTGGTGTAAAGTTGGTATTGGTAAGACCGAAGAAGAAGCTATGTACATTGAGAACTTGTTTGATATTGAAGATGTATCTATTTTCTTGAACCAAGAAGTTCTTAAAGATAAAGTTACCAACGATGTTACTACACAGAAAGTTTGTTCATTAACAACAAATAGTGATAAGACCATTCGTTTAAGATTTGGTGATGGTATCTCGGTTTCTAATGGTTTGAATAGAGAAGATGAAAACATTTACATTCAGTACATTGAATGTGATGGAGCCGATGCTAATAAGGTAGGTACAACTGGTTCGGAATTAAAGATTAACAATAGTGTTTGGGCTACATTTAGTGGTGGTACACCTGTAGATGTGACCGCTAATGTTAAGTTATTGTTCAATAGTGATATTGCTAATGGTGTAGATTTTGAGGATCAGCAATCTATCAAAAATAATGCTCCATTGTATTTCTCAAGTAATAACAAACTCGTTACAAAGAGAGATTTCGTATCTTATTTCAATGGCTTAAGTTCTCCAATTCGTGTTAAGAACTCTATTGCTTGGAGCCAGGACGAAATTGAAAACTTTGAAGATGGTGGCGACACTACATACAAATACATTCAAAACTGTATATGTTATTGTATCGCAGCTAGTTTGTATAACACAAAATCCACAGTCAATGGTTGTATAAATGTTCTTACAGATAGTTCAACAAACCAATCTGGTGTGTTCTCTGTATATGGAACTTCTAATAGTTACCTAGACCATTTAAC